ACAAGAGAATGGGATACCATATGCTTATTGCACATAGAAGAATTTGTTCGAGATCTAGGTGGGGCAGAAATACCAGTTCCATCAGAAAGAGTGTGGGGTAGATAAGATGGCAACACCACCAGCAGGATGGAAACAATCGGATCCAAATTCACCAGGCATTTATACAAACAATTCACTACGACTGATAGATAAAGATAAATTTTTACGTCCAATATCAGTTGTTGCAAATGATATTAATGGAAGCTATATCGTATATGAAAAAACAATTTTTGGAGACAAACCATTATATCAAATAGATAAAAATTCTAATAAAAACTTAGATAAGAAAAGATTTGAAGATATAACAATTGTTGATAAACAAATCGAAAAAGATGTTTATAAACTAGTTCAAAATACAGGAATAAAAGATAACATAGAAGCATTAAATAATAGTAAAGTTTATAAACATCTAGCACAAGTTCAACAACCACCTAAAGATGGAACAACTACTGGACCAAATAGCCCTCCTGATGGATCAAGTAGTAATCCTGATGGAAACAGCCCAGATCCTGCAAGTCCCAATGATCCCCTAGAAGATTTAAGTTCTAAATTTGCAAGTGAAAAATATGCTTATGATAAGTGGCTAAAATATCCAGAAAGTATGAATAGTGGCCAAGATAGAATAACAATATCTCAGATTAATTATGTTGCAGCAAAGTTAGGAACAGATGAAGTACTTGCAGGATCTTTACAAAATAGAGAAAGTCAATTCGCAAAACAAGACTTATTGGGAATGGTAACATTACCTATGCCTAATGAAATATCAGAAGCAAATACAACAGGATGGGGAGAGGATAGTTTAAGTACTATTGCTGCAGCATTAATGAAAGGTGGAACAGCAGCCGTAGGTGAATTTGCTGAAGGACAAATATTTAACAGCTTTGGAGAAATTGGCGACACTCTGAAAAGGACATTATTAAATCCTGCTGTAGGAACAAGAGCAAAACAATTTTTAACTACTAAAGCAGCAGCATCCTTAATTAGTAAAGCAGGAATTCAAATCAATCCAGAAGCATATATCACTAGAGCAACTGGATCTGCCATCAATCCCAATTTAGAATTATTATTCCAAGGACCTAAATTGAGACAATTTGGATTTACTTTTAAAATGTCACCAAGAAGTAAAGATGAAGCAAGAAATATTAGATATATTATTAAATTCTTTAAAAAAGGAATGTCACCTAAAAGATCTACTGATAAAGAACTTTCTTTATTTTTAGGAACACCAAACCTTTTTAAAATTGAATATAAATCAGGAGAAAATTCTGATCATTTAAGAAGTATTGGGAAAATTAAAACTTGTGCATTAGTAAATTTTTCAGTCAATTATACTCCTGATGGATTTTATGCTGCTTATAATGATGCAGATGCAGGAGGTTCTCAACCAGTTGCAGTAGTTATGACTCTTGCATTTAGTGAACTTACCCCAATATTCAATGGGGATTATGATGATACTGATTCTGTAGGACCAGATCATTTCAATGCAATTGAATATACAAAAGAACCATGACTTATTTTAGAGAAGTATCGGACTTACTTTATCAGTCCCAACAACCAAATAGAAACTCTTCTTATGACTATGTAAGAGTCAAGAATCTATTTCGTAGAGCAAAGATTCGTGATGACTTTTTTCAAAATGCAACTGCTTTTACAAAATATAAAGTTATTGAAGAGGAGCGTCCTGAACAAGTAGCAGAAAAGGTTTATGGATCTTCAAGTTATGATTGGCTAGTTTTAATCTCTAATAATATTATAAACATTAGAACAGAATGGCCCCTATCAAATTACCAATTCAATGAATACCTAGCAAGAAAATATACAGATTCTGAATTACAATTGCCACATCACTACGAAACAACAACAGTTTATGATACTAGTGGAAAACTTATAATACCAGCAGGAAAACAAGTTGATTCAGATTTTTCTATAACTTATTTTGATACTAATACAAACCTACCAATAACAAAGAACCCAACTAAACTTGTAAGTATATACGAATACGAATCCACTCAAAACGAAAAGAAAAGAAACATCTATGTATTAAGAAACAGATATTTACAATCAGCTCTTGATGATATGAGAACTATTATGTCTTATGGATTCTCTTCTCAATACATAGATGACAATACAAAAAAAGGAGAGAACCTAAGAGTTCTCTCCCCAAGATGATTAATCATCTACAAGTTTTTGAAATGAACTAAGAATATCATCATCATCATCAACTACTTTAGAAGAGGAAAGATTTGAAAGTTCCCTACGAAGATTTTCAGGAAGAGAAGGAGCAGAATCTTCATCCTCATTTTCAAATGACTCATCAACTTTCTGTTGCACCTTTGCCTTACCAAGGACTGATTTTAAACGACTGTTGAGTTGATCATAATCCTTGAATTTTTCTGGATTTACAAAATCTTCAAGAGAATATTGCTTCTTCCAGATTGCTTCCATAGCATCATCATCATCAAATAGAGCACTTGGCTTATCAAACTCTGACTTATCATAGTTCCAATAACCATCCTTCTTTACAATCTTCACCTTGAAGTTTGCTCCTGTCCAGAAGTCAAAGGGATCAATAGGAGTTTCATCATCAAACTCTGGTTGCATAGCAGCAGTGATCTTATCAAAGATCTTTTTGCCATACTTAAATAAAAATAATTTACCTTCATTTTCAGGATGTGCCTTATCCTGAATTACATATACATTACTATAGTAAGAAAGTTTACGCTTACGTTCTCTTACAATTTCTTGATTTGCTTTACTACCAGTATTCCAAAGTTCCCTGTTTGCTTCACATACTGGGCACGGTTTATCAATTGTTGTTAAACAATTATCAATAAACCATCCACCTGTTCCTTGAAAAGCATGATTATAAACCTTTGCCCAAGGAAGTTCTTCTCCTTCTGATGCAGGAAGAAAACGAATAACTGCAAATCCATTACCTGCTTTATCCACTTCTGGTTTCCAAAGTCGTTCATCTGAACCACTTGCAGAAGAATTCATTTTCTCTACTTCTTGAACAAGTTTAGAAGTAAGAGAACCAAGCTTGGATTGCTTTTTGAGATTTGAAAAAGACATTAGATTACCTCTGATTGATTGGATTGGTAGGATTGCCCTGTAGTATTATACCAAAGAAAGATTTGTGTGTCAAATAGATTCTCTTAGATCCTCAAGAGAATCTTTCATAGTCCTAAAAACTGCTCTCATATCTTCACCAATAAAACCTAACATTTGAGAATATTTTTCAATATTTTTTTTCATTTCAAATGCATCTGGATCATCAGATAAACTTAATCTTGTATAAAGAATTTGTTGCTTATCTAAAAGTTCATATAACAAATCTATATGATCAAATTTTTCTTCTCTGGTCATTTTAGGGAATTTATAAATTCCCTTTGCAATTTTATTTTGCAATTTATTAATATTTCTAACTTCTCCTTGAACTATTTCTGATTTAAGGAAAGACATATTATTCTCCTTTAACAGTTTTTTTCAAAGAGGATTGATAATCCACCACATCAATATTTAGGAAGGGTGAATATTTTTTAATTTTTAAAGAAATCCCTTCCCATATAGGATCTTGAATCTTTTTATCAAAATTTTTACAAAAAGATAAAAGTTTTTCAAGAATAACTAAAGTTTCTATGCAAATATTTTTTTTATAAAATTCCTTTATTAAAACTGGATGAGTATTTAATTTAACTTCAAAAATCTTTTTCAAATCATAGTTTTGAAATAGATACTCTACTTCCTGAGTAAATCTATACTTCAAACTTTGAACTCTAGATTGCCAAGAATTAAAATGAGTTTCTCCATTTCTAATAATTTCTCCTATCCAAAGACTAGAAGGATCATCACATTCAACAAAATTAGAAATATAATAGGATTTAATATCATCATCACCTTTTTGTCTAGATAGTTTTTCAAAAAAATACTTATCTTTTCTTTTATTGAAAGATTCAACTGATGCTTTTGATTTTCCTGCATACTTATAATAATCATAATTAACTTTACTAAAATGATTTTTAAGTGCAAGATATTGTTTATAAGCATCAAAGGGAGTCATAGTAAAAGTTTTGCTCTAGAAGTTCTTTTTAAAAAATTAAGATTAATAGCATCACATTTCAACTTTTCTTTAAGTGGCTTGCTAATTAATTTAGATACAGAATCTAATTCTATATTGTTTTCTTCACAATAATGAATAATAGCATCAATATAATTCATATTTTTATTTAATTTTACTATCTCTTCTATAATTTCAGAAAACTTTGCTGCACTCAAAAATTTTTTATTTAAAACTGATTCTACTTCATTTTCCATATTCTTTTAATTTAAATTGTACGAACTCTTTGATGTATTTGGATAATAGTTTGACATATTTTTTTTTATCATATTCTTCATAAATCTCACATTCTCCATTCTCGCAAGTCATAATAATCACAAACTTCTTCACAATTATACCAGTAAGTTCGTATAACATGCAAGCATAAGCTGCACACTGTACAAAATAATGTTCAATCCATTCTTTTGGTTTTGGTTTCTTTGAAGTCTTAAAGTCAATAACTGCTAATTCACCATTGTATTCTGCAATACAATCAACAGTTCCAGCAATACCAAGTTGCAAACTGTACATAGATCTTTCTAATGCATGAATATTATTAATTCTGTCAAGATCAGTTTTTGCAATTCTAAACAAATGTTTTGATATTGGCTGAACTTCAGGAAGATCTATGTTTTGCAAATAGTTTTCTACTAAAGTGTGTAGATCTGTTCCCCTACTAGTTGCAGCTTTATTAATCCTATTTGCCTCTTCTTCCCCAACCTTCTTTCTCCAATCAATAAAAATCTGACGATTGTAATGACTAGTAATAGAAGTAATAGAGACCAATTTTTGAAGTTGATCTCCATTAGGAACTTTATAATATCTAACTCCATCAATAGTCTCCCTCTCAAGAGTAGGGAGACTTAATTCTATATGATTAAACATCAAAAACCAGCAGCAAGTTTATTTACAATATAAGATTTAACAAGACCTGAACGAACAATATCATTTACATCAAATTCAATAGATTCAAACTCAGGCATTCTTTGAATAATTTTCATAAAATCAATGATTCCACTTTTTTCATTACTACGAGTTAAATCTGATTGAGTTGCATCTCCACAAAAAATAATCCTACTATCTTCTCCAACACGAGTGATAATACTATCAAGTTCATGGAAATTTAAATTCTGACACTCATCTACTACAATAATACAATTATCTAAAGTTGTTCCACGAATAAAAGAAGTGCTCCAAAATTTAATACTTTCTTGTTGTTTAAGATTTCCATAAAGCATTTCAAATTCTGCATCATTGTTCATTTCAAACATATACTTTACCATATTCTTATATGGAATTTGATAAAGACTAGATTTATCATCATGATCTCCAGGAAGAAATCCAATTTCTCTTGTAGCTACAAGAGACCTTACAACAACTACTCTATCATAAGGAGTGATTTCATTCAATACATCCTTTAGGGCAAGATATAAAGAGCAAAATGTTTTACCAGTACCAGCACACCCATAAACAAACAAATGCTTTTGTTTATTATAAGCATCAAAAAGTTTACTTTGATTATCTGTAACTGGTTTAATGTCAACCAACCTATCTAAATTAATTGGTGGCTTTCTCTTTGCTTGTTTTGCAACTATACCAATATTAATTGGTTGGTCTTGATTTCTTCTTTTTCTTGTCATTAGATTTTCTTTACTTTAGATCCAGGAGCTTTGCTTGCGTTTTCTAACACTTGATTCCAAGATGGATGTTTACTAACTAATTTATTTCTCCAGTCTCCAACTTCTCCAACTCCAGCACAACCTTGACTCCAATCCTTATCCCAATCTTCATTCACTTCTCTCCATTTAGAATATTCAAGCATAGTCATGGAAAGTTCTTTTGTCTCTCCAGTTTTTTGATTAATAACAGGATATGTGGGCATTTCTTAAAATAATATACAGAAATATTTAGAATAAAATTGAAGGAGGTTCATTACAACTCCAATTAAGTGCTGATGAAATAGTGGGAAATTCATTTACAAAAATACATTTACACCTTTCAGCAATTTCAATATGCTCTTTTTGAGTGCCATGAGAAGTCCTAAGATCAATATAATGAATCCATGACCTAACAGTACCAGTCATATACATTCTGGTCTGTGTTGCTTGAGGTAGAATGAATCTAGCACTTTCCTTTGCTACTCCATTATCTAACATATGTTTATAAAGTGATAGACCTTGTTCAAAATATGTTTGAATTTTTTTCTGCATCAAATCAACAAAAACTGGATCTAAATCATCTGTTGAGTTTTGACGATTTTTAGTATCTTGTTTACGAAGTGCTGGAACTGGAAATTCTAATTGAAGTTCTGTACTATCAGCATATCTTTGAGAGAACTGTTGAAAAGTAAAACTACGATGACGTAGAATTTGTGTAGCAATTGCAAGAGATGTATTAATCTCCAAAGTCATAAAGGAGTGTTCAAAAATA